TTAGTTTTAACAAATTGTTCTAGAGAAGGATATTTCATTCTCATCGTAAGACTATCGTCAAGTTTAATATCTCTTGTATGCTCAGGGTCATTTACAACTTTAATATCATCAAGATTGATACTGACAGGAACTTGAGTGGTTCCATCATCTGGACACGTAATCAAAACATCTACATCTTCACCAACAGATTTTCCTCTAATATTCAAAAACAAATATTCAATATCAAAAGTTGCAAGTTGGTCAACTTTAATTCCGCGACTTGTAATACAATTCCCAATTACTGTCTTTACAGAATTAGCAATCTGTTTCGTATCATTACTTTCCATTGCAAGAATGAGGATTTTTTCCTCTTTCACCAAAAATGGACGATACTTAATTGTCTTTTTTAATGAAGGAACTTCCAACTCATATGTTGGTGTAGCGATCTTTGGTAATGGCATAATAACCTATAGAATATTTCAGTATGATTATTTAGGTTAAATCTCCGACTTCTGCACCAGAGAATCCAGTAGTCACACTCGATCCATATTGAGTCGTTGTAGTTGTGTCGTTTGAAAGGGGAACGTTAAATGTAAGATAATCTAAACTATTTCGTTTAGCTTCCTCTGCTGATAATGGAGATTCTGGATTTGTCTGAGAAACTGTAGCATCTTTGTTATTATTATTTCCAATACTTTCATTAATACTTAATGTCTTACCAGCAATATACCTATCATAAGAAAATGTAACTGACATTTTCATCACATCAGAAGTGTTATAAGATACTGGAATTGAGTTCATTGCAACAGGAAATAGCCCAATGAAGTTGTATTCAATTTCTCTTCCAAAATCACGATCGAATTTAATAATCTTTGTGAAGTTAGATTTATAAGAATCGGGATATTGCATTCTTACATGATATCCTAGATTATTCTGAGAGACAGAAGATCCTGATGCAATAAACTCTGTCCATGCTTCAATAAACTTTAGATTCTTATAATTTTTATCAACATAAAACTCTAAAGTAATTGGAGTATATTGTCTTGTATGTGCGATTGTTTCAGTAACTCCCATATAGTTACCACTAATATTTGCTGTTGCAGAATTAGCAGCAGGTAAATATGCTTGATAACAAAGAAGACCAGAAGCTTCTCCAATAAATCGACTATCAATACCTCTTCTTAAAAGATATGTTGTAAGTTGTATTGGAAGACCACCAAACTTTACCTCATAGTGAGAAGTTTGTGCAAGATTTGTAAATAGTGGTTTTATGTCCGATATTCTACGGGGTCTAGCAGCCACTCTAAATACCTTATATGGATTTATTTTGTAAGTATTTAGATGCCTTCTTATAAAGGAAAATGGAAATGGAGTAACAGTAAATGAAAAAGTTTTTGCAAGGAAAATATTCTCCAAAGTTTCCAGAAAAATATAAAGGAAATGTTTGCGAAATCTATTACAGATCAGGTTGGGAACGTAAGTTTATGGTCTGGTGTGACAAAAATGAGAATATTTTAGAGTGGCAATCTGAAGAAAAATATGTGCCCTATAGATCTCCAATCGATAATCGTATACATAGATACTATCCAGATTTTCTTATCAAAGTTAAAGAATCTGATGGAAGTATCAAAAGATATATGATTGAGATTAAACCTAAAAGACAAACAGTTCCTCCACCAAAACCACAAAGACAGACAAAAAAATATCTGAATGAGGTTTATGAGTATGCTAAAAATCAATCTAAGTGGGAGGCAGCAAGAGAATATTGTGCAGATCGTGGATGGGAGTTTAAGGTCATCACGGAAAATGAGTTAAATATCAAATGAATCGTATAACTCCCATTCTTCAAAATCTCATTGGCACGGAAGATCCTGATGATTTGATGCTTGATATTTTGGAAGTGTTGACTGATGTTGAAGTTGTTCCTGATGTCGGTGGATTCTATACATTTGTTTATCAACCAAAAACACCAGGTATTCAATATGATGCTCATCCTCTAGTTGCTGTTACAGATATTTTTAGATGGGGATTTCGGGGAATTAATTTTCATTGGGGAAGTCCAAGACAATATACTTGGCAGGAAATTGTTGGAAATCTTCATGTTGTTACTGCACAAGAGTTAAGTGACTTGAGAACTATTCCTTATGGAAAAATCTCTCTAAATAGTTAGAAAAGGATAAATGGTTCAACCACTACGATATCCAAGAAGAAAAATAGAGCAGTCTGATGATTATCTACAGATTGATGTTTTAAAGTACAAAGCTCCTGGTCTAGGAACTGCGGGAGAGGGTTCTTTTGCGGTGGGAAGTTCTGATCAAACATATCAAAGTGAAATATCATCAAATAGTACTAAAAATATATTGAGTAGCATTATTTTACCAGTGCCAGAAGGTGTTTCTGATAATCTTTCTGCTGGATGGGGCGCTTCTTCACTTGATCCCTTAAGATCTGGTCTCTTAGGGGCTGCTGAAGGAACTATTGGAAGTGGTGATTTTGTTCGTGGATTAGTGGATCAGATATTATCAGGAGGAAAGAAACTTATTGATGCTGCACAAACAACGATAGGGCAAGAATCGATACAATCTGGAATCGCTGCCGCAGCAGTAAATGCTGTCGTAGGTGGTGCCAACCCTCAAGAAGTTGTCAGTAGAGCAACTGGTGCAATCTCAAATCCAAATATTGAATTATTATTCAGTCAGGTTAATCTAAGACAACCATTTACCTTTCAATTTGATATGATTCCAAGATTTCAAATAGAAGGTGAAGAAGTTAAAAAAATTATCAGAGTCTTTAAGGAAAACATGTCTCCTCAAAAAGGAAAGGAGACTGGAGGTGCTGCAGGATTATTTGTGAAAGCACCTAATGTTTTTCGACTTCGTTATATGAGTGGTGGACAACCTCATCCTTACTTAAATAAGTTTAAAATCTGTGCATTGCTTGGGATGAATGTCGATTACACTGGATCTGGAACTTATGCAACATATCAAAATGCAACTCCAGTGCATATGAAAATGACTTTAGCATTTCAAGAACTCACGCCAATCTTTGCCGAAGATTACGGTACTGATCAAGGTAAAATCGGAACAGGATACTAATGTCTTACTTCAGAGAACTACCAAATCTAGAGTATCAATCATTCCTATCAGATTCAATAGGATCTGATCAATATCTAATTGTAAAAAACTTATTTCGCAGAGTCAAACTTCGTGATGACTTACAAAATGTTTTTACAATTTTTGATAAGTATCAAATACCAGATGGATCTAGACCAGAATTAGTTGCAAATGAAGTTTATGGAAGTCCTCAGTATGACTGGGTTGTAATTGTAAGTGCTGGAATTACAAGAATCAGAGATGAATGGCCATTGTCAGATAAAGATTTATATGAATATGCATTGACAGTATATGGAGATGATTTAAATGATACTCATCATTATGAAACAACAGAAGTTAGAGATTCTCAAGATAGATTAATACTCCCTAAAGGAAAAGTTGTTGACTCAGATTTCACAATTCCAAATCCATCTATTCCAAATGCAACTCTAAATCCTGTTACTGGCGTCACAAATTATGAGTTTGAAATTAAAAAGAATAATGATAAAAGAGGAATCTATCTCTTAAAACCAATTTATCTACAGCAAGTTATTAATGATACAAGAAAAGCGATGACCTATGGAAGATCATCGCAGTATGTAAATGATAAGTTGATTAAAACAGAAAACACTAAATCAATAACATCTTCTGCTTCTATCTAAATCATTCTTCGGCAAGTCGTGCAAAATATGCCAAAGTATCATCGTCTTCATCATCAGATGATTTTGTGGTGATGTCTGGAGAATTAAAGTCATTGTCAGAAGAAACAGTTTCTCCACGACGCTCTGCATCCCAAGATTCTTCCATCTCAACAGTTTCTTGATCCTGCATCTTAGGAACTCCACGGTTTCCAAGCACATAGTCAAGACGCTTTTTCAACTCTTCATAAGTCTTAAATTGATCTGGAGAAACAAGTTCTGCAAGAGAATACTGCTTCTTCCAAATTGCTTCCATAGCATCATCATCATCCAGAAGTGCTTCAGAACGTGCAAACTCAGAAGAATCATAGTTGCGATAACC